ATTGATAACAATATTGAGTTCACTGAGGACAATGTTATTAAGTTACACAGGTTGATACAGATGTATGGTTCTAAGAAGATGGAGGACAATACCTATGACGGAACACAATTTATGTCCGACTTCAACAATTACTTACAGACCTTAAACAAATATCAATCTGATATTCAGAATATTTTATTTAGAACACTTAATCAAGATTTACCAAATCTAACGGAGTCTCAAGAAAATAAGAGAACCGCGTTGGACAGTGATATTGCCAAATTAGAGTTGTGGGAAACATTTAAAGTATTGAATGACAAATGGATTGCCGGTGGAGACTTCCAAAATAGAACGCTATTTGAAGATTTCTTATTCTTAGATAGAGCGAACTTAAACATCGGGGATAAAGTTATCGTGGATGTTACGTCATTATCGGGATACCTTAACGCTAAAAATGATAAAAACTCAATATATTCTATTTTAGGTTTCTTACTACAAAACAATAACTTTATTTTTATGGCGTTACCGTCATACTATAATTTCTATGGTATAACACAGCCAAGTTTAACGGCGTCACCTCAGGATACAGAATCACCAGGTCAAGAAACATTCGGAACCTTTACTGAGATTGATACTGCAGATACGAGACCTCGTTTTGTTTGTTTGTATACAGATAAGTTATCTGAACACACAGACCAATCACAAAATATTGATTACAGATTTAGAAGTGACTCCTTCCAAATTGAAAGACCAGGTAGTCCATTAGAAGAAAACCAAGAAGGAAAAACCGACTACTCGTTATCAAATAAAGTGGTGGCCTTTAACGTGGACTTTGGTGTGAGAAACCAAAATATATTCCAATCTATAAGTTTGGACCAAGCCCAATACAAAGATACGTCAGAATCTTTTGCAATTTTAACTGACATGGCAAACCAAGCCAAAGGTCAAAAAGCAATACAACAATCAACATCATTATTTAACATCTACAAAAACAGAAGTTACTCATCACAGATTGTTTCGATGGGGAATATGATGATTCAGCCAACGATGTATTTTAATTTGAGGTATGTTCCAATGTTTAACGGACCATATTGGATTACCAATGTTGCTCACAACATTCAACCAGGTAACTTTACTACTACGTTTGAAGGGGTAAGAGTGTCCAAATATTCGTTCCCTCAGGTTGATAAGTTAGTGATGAGTGTGAATATTGATATTCTTAGACGACAAGCCGAGAAAAACAGACGAGCGGCACTTACCACACCTAATCCTGATACTGAAGGTGCTGAAACCACTAACCAATCACAATCAACGACAGGTGTTACTCAGAATGTTGGTATTCAATCAAATACTGACCAAGGTGGTGAAGGTAGATGCCAGGGACAAACCGCTTATCCTGATTTAGAATATGTTGCAGTTAGAAAGGAATTTGTTTCATATGATTTTGCAAAAACATATTTACGAGGTAAAACCACAAACAATGATGTTATATCTGTATGTTTCGGTATTCCATGGTTAGAACAAAAATCCACCGGTGATGGTTTCGATTCTTTTAATGGTAATATGATTGGTTTAAGAAGTGACTTAAAATGGTCTGAATCTGTTTCAAATAGATTTAATGGTCAAATGTGTTTGCAATACGAAGAAAACGGAAGAAAAGGGTATCTATCGTATGCATCATTTAGTGATTCGACAGTTTCATTAGATATTTTATTTGATAGGTTCTCATCTTTAACGCAGAGAATAAACCAATTTAAAGGTTATTATGGCACCAGTAGTGATGGGTTAGCTAAGGCGTATGCTGCGACATGGTTAGGTCATTGGAACACAGGATTAGGATATCGTGATGGAGGTTTCCAAAGAGTTATTGATTATGCTAACGGAGATGGTAAGAGTTCTTTTGAATCTGCTGTAAAAATATATAAATCTGCAATTAATCAGTTAAAATCATAAAATTGAGAAAATTCGGTTTTTCAATATATTTATTAAGAAAATGTTATTATGAACGTAAAATCACTTTTGGATAATTATTTATCTAAAGACACTCGTATTACCGAGAGAGATGCCGGAAAAGGTTACAAAGAAGTATGTGACCTTGACACTGGTGATTGTTACACTGTTCGTATGAAAGACGGACTTATTGAAAGAGTGGACAATACCATGCAACTAAACAGAACACTTAAAGTTGAAACACCACAAGGAGTTAAAACTTTATTGAATGGCTAATATAAAATAATATGTCAGTAGATAATAAAATTTTGGAAGAGTTGTCAAGATACAACTCAATCAACAAATATATCACTGAGCAAGACGCTGCGGACCCTGAAACATTGGCCCCTGATGCAGATGCTGAGTTAGATATGGAAATGGGTGATGAAGGTGCTGAAGAGATTGCAGAACCAGTAGATGTTGATTCGGACCCTGATGTTGAAAAAGTAGACGATTCAGGTGATGTGGAATCTGAAGTTGAAGTTTCATCTGAAGGAGGAACTGAAGAGTTGGAAATCACTGATTTGGTAAACAAACAAAACGAAATCTCAGACAAACAGGATGAGTATATGGAATCTATGTTTGATAAGTTGAGTGAGTTAGAAAGTAAACTTTCACAAATGGACCAAATCTTTGATAAGATTAACTCTTTGGAGGACAAAGTTGAAAAATACAGAGAAAAGTCTCCTGAAGAAAAACTACAGTTAAGAAGTTTGGACAGTTACCCATACAACCAAAAGTTAACTGATTTCTTCTCAGATAAAGAATTGGAGATGGAAAAAACAGGTAAGAATGAATACGTTCTAACACCTGATGAAGTTGAAAACTTTTCGACTGACGAAATCAGAAAGTCATTTAAAGACCCGTTAGAAAACGAGTAATCTATTGACAGTAAATTAATATTTTTATATACTAAGACCACTCACTATTGGGTGGTCTTTTTTTGTTTTTGATGTTTGACTTTAACAGGAATGTGTCTATCTTTTATAGGAGTTTCAAGAGTAACAATTAACAAGAGTAAAAAGAAAAATTATGGGAAATGCACTCGACGCTGTCTTAGCACAGTATGAAAAAAACACCCAAAACACAGGGGGTGGAAACAAGATGTCTCAAGAAGACAGATTGAAGAGATACTTCACAACGTATCTACCAAAAGGTTCTAAATCAGGTCAAAAGGTTATTCGTATCCTTCCGACACCTGATGGTTCGTCTCCGTTTAAAGAGGTATGGTATCACGAAGTTCAAGTTGATGGTAAGTGGACAAAACTTTACGACCCGGGCAAGAATGACGGTGAGCGTTCACCACTAACTGAGGTTTACGAGGAGTTAATGTCAACAGGTAAGGAGTCGGATAAAAAATTAGCGTCTCAATACCGTTCACGTAAATTCTACATTGTAAAGGTAATTGACCGTGACAACGAGTTGGATGGACCTAAGTTTTGGAGATTCAAGGACAATTACAAACAAGAAGGTATTTTGGACAAAATCATTCCTATTTGGAAACAAAAGGGTGACATCACAGATGCGAACGAAGGTCGCGATTTGATTGTTGATTTGTCAAAATCAAAAACACCGTCAGGTATTGAATACACTGTGGTAAAAACTATTATGTATGATGACCCATCACCGATTCATGAAGATGCTGAACAAATGAAAGAGTGGATTGAAGATGAGTTGACATGGCAAGACGTATATTCTCAAAAACCTGTTGAGTATTTGGAGGCAATCGCAAGAGGTGAAACACCTGTTTGGGATTCAGAATTGAAGAAATATGTTTACGGTGACAACACAGAAACTACATTCGGTGGTTCATCGGCACCAACAACAAAAACAGAAGAGGTAAGTGACCCACAAGCAAACGATGAGGTGGATGACGACCTACCATTCTAAAAACACTAATCTGATGGTGGGGATTGTAATGTCCCCACCATCTTTATTAAAAAAATAATATGGCAATTAAGAAAAAAGATTTTCAAAGTATTAAGAAGAAGTTCTCAACTTCTGCGAAATACAAACCTCAAAGATTCTTTGATTTGGGAGGAGCTTTTCTTGATGCGGTGGGTTTACCTGGTCCTGCGATTGGTCACTTAAATATGTTTTTGGGTCATTCAGATACTGGTAAAACAACCGCATTAGTTAAAACTGCCGTTGATGCTCAGAAGAAAGGTATTCTTCCTGTTTTCATTATTACCGAACAAAAATGGTCTTTTGAGCATGCGAAACTTATGGGTTTTGAATGTGAGGAAGTAGTTGATGAAGAAACAGGTGAGTTGGATTGGGATGGGTTTTTTATTTTCAATAACAACTTTGAATATATCGAACAAATTACTGACTACATCAATGAATTATTGGATGCGCAAGAAAAAGGTGAATTAGAATATGACCTTTTATTTATGTGGGATTCTGTTGGTTCGGTTCCTTGTAAAATGACTTTTGAAGGAAAGGGAGGTAAACAACACAATGCTGCTACATTGGCAGACAAAATCGGTATGGGTATTAACCAACGTATTTCAGGTTCCCGTAAAGCGGACTCTAAATACGAAAACACATTGGTTATTGTTAACCAACCGTGGGTGGAATTACCTGACAATCCATTTGGTCAACCAAAAATTAAAGCTAAGGGTGGTGAATCTATTTGGTTGAACTCATCTTTGGTATTTTTGTTTGGTAATCAAAAAAATGCGGGGACCACCAAAATTGCTGCAGTTAAGGACAAAAGAAAAGTTAAATTTGCAACCAGAACCAAAGTATCTGTAATGAAAAATCACATTAACGGATTGGGTTATGAGGACGGAAAAATTATTGTAACACCTCACGGATTCTTGGCAGGTAAAGATACCACAGAGGAGAAGAAATCTATTGAGGACTATAAGTCTGAGCAATCAGAATATTGGAAAGTGGTAATCGGTAAAGACGGCGATTACAAATTGGAAGAAGAAAAAGAAGTGTAACCTTTTAATACAAAGGTTTTGACAAAGACATTATTAGTAGACGGCAACAATTTATTTAAAATTGGTTTTCATGGGGTTCGTGACTATTACCACAATGGTAAACACATTGGTGGGTTATATCACTTTATCAACACCATGAGAAGATTTATTGAAGAAGATAACTACGATAAGGTAATCGTTGTTTGGGACGGAGAAAATAACTCTTCCCAACGACGACTTATCTATGCCGACTACAAAATGAATCGTAAACAATCTTTGAATGAACAAAAGAAAGACTCTTACGATTGGCAGATGTCAAGAATAAAGCAATATTTGGAAGATATGTTTATCCGACAACTTGAAATTAAGGGTTGTGAGGCGGATGACGTGATTGCATATTATTGTAATATTTCCGAAGACGAACACAAAACTATATTTTCCGCAGATAAGGACCTTACACAGCTTATTTCAGAGAAGGTGACTATCTACTCTCCGAGTGAGAAAAGATACATTAAACAAGGGGAAAAGATTAATCTGAAGTATATTTCAATCCCACATGAGAACGTAAAAACATTTAAGATAATTTCGGGGGATATATCTGATAATGTTCACGGTATTCAATATATGGGGGAAAAAACTTTTGTTAAGTTATTTCCTGAGATAGTTGATAATGTCCTAACTGTTGAAGATATTTTGAATCGGGCTGAAAAACTACACTCGGAGGATAAGAACAACCGAGCTTTACAAAATTTGCTGAGTGGTAAGACAAAAAGTGGGGTATACGGTGAAGAATTCTTCATCATTAACAAAGAACTCATTGATTTGTCCAATCCAATTATCAGTGATGAGGGTAAGGAAGAAGTTGAGGATTATTATCGAGAGAGTTTGGACCCTGACGGACGAGGATACAAGAATCTAATGAGAATGATGATGGATGACGGTATCTTCAAATACTTACCCAAACGAGACGACGCGTGGGTAAATTTTTTACAACCTTTTATGAAGTTAACTAGAAAAGAAAAAAAACGATTTAAAACAAAAAAGTAAAATTATGAAAAATCAAAATGATGTAACTAAAATGGAGTTTTTGTTGACACTAAATGAAAACATTGTGGTTCAGCGTTATTTTAATGTTCGTGGGTATAATCCGATGGCTCGAAAGAGTATCGATATGATTAGAACGGTGGATGAAATCTCTAACAAATTGATGGCGAGTCTGAAGGATAAAACATTAGTTTACATGTTGGACAATTACAACCAAATTGCGTTGGACCCAGCAATCCTTGACACGTCAAATACCGACGGACCAGAACATTTTAACATCTATATTAAACTTGGCGATGAGACAATTTGTCATAAAATTATTGATGCGAAAATTTTCCCGCCGAAAATAAGATACACCGTAGACATACGTCCGCACCTAAAAAGTGTGCTTCGGGCTCTAACTGACATCTTCTCCACTGAAGATTTAACTTACGAATACATGGAATATCAGTTAGCTTAACTATATTTATATTTTACCCAACAGAAATTTTATTGATATGTCAAAAGAAATCAACTTCGGATACCTCGGAAACTCCTTCCAATTACAACTACTAAATAACATCATTGTTGACAAGGATTTCGCTAATTCGATTGTAGATGTTTTGGACCCGAAGTATTTTGATAATCAATATTTCAAGCTAATGATGCAAATGGTTAAGGAGTATTATCAGAAGTATGAACATGCTCCGACCTTTGCAACATTGGAACAACTTACAAAAAGTGAGATTTCCTCTCCAATGGCTCAAAAAATGGTCCTTGATACCCTCTCAGAGGTAAAAGAGGCTCCGATTGAAGGTTCATCTTTTGTTCAAGAAAAATCGCTAAAGTTCTGTAAACAACAAGAATTACAGAAGGTGATGAGTAAAGCACAAAAGATTATCGACAAAGGTGATTTTGAGTCTTATGACCATTTGGAAGAGATGGTTAGAGAGGCGCTTCAGGTGGGTGAAGTTGATACTGGTACTGCAGATGTTTTTTCAAACTTAGATGTGGTCTTGGACGACGACTATCGTCATCCAATCCCTATGGGAGTTCCAGGTATTGATAACCTACTTAAAGGTGGTTTAGCTAAGGGTGAAATTGGTGTGATTTTGGCTCCGACTGGTGTTGGTAAGACGACGTTTTTAACGAAGATTGCTAACAACAGCTTCAACTTGGGTTACAATGTTTTACAGGTATTCTTTGAGGATAACCCAAAGATTATTCAGAGAAAACATTTTACCCTATGGACAGGAATTGCACCTGATGACCTTTCTAACCACAAAGATGAGGTGATGACTAAAGTCAAAGAGATAAAGGAAAATACTAAGAACAGTTTAATTCTTAAAAAACTTCCTTCAGATACTTTGACTATGAACCAAATCAAGAACCAAATTCGCAAGATGATTGCTGAGGGAAATAAGATTGATATGATTGTGTTGGATTACATTGATTGTGTCACTCCTGATAAGAATTTGGGTGATGAATGGAAGAGTGAAGGTTCTGTGATGAGAGCGTTTGAAGCGATGTGTCACGAATTGGATATTGTGGGTTGGACCGCAACTCAAGGTAATCGTTCATCAATTTCTTCTGAGGTGGTAACAACAGACCAAATGGGCGGTTCTATTAAGAAGGCTCAGGTAGGACACGTAATTATCTCAGTTGCTAAGTCTCTAACTCAAAAAGAGATGAATCTTGCCACCATTGCGATTACGAAGTCTCGTATCGGAAAGGATGGAATCATCTTCGAAAATTGTAAGTATGATAATGAAATGTTAGTT